ACCCAAGCTGGAATATCAAGTACCATGCCATAGTCCATTAGCGTGTCCATCCAAGTTAATACTTGTTCACGCTTCTTTTGTGCGGCATCTAAACGGGCTTGATAAAGTTTAGGATGATCAATCTTAGTGTACTTAGGATTACCATTTTTGTCTGTCTTAGGATGGCCAGTAGGATGTACTTGTGGTACAAGCTCAACACCTAATGCAAGAACTTCTGCCCATTTGGCAGCAACTTCTGGTCCTGTAGGATCACGCCACTCGCCTTCCCATACACCTTTACCAATCTGGAATCCACCTGAGTCACCTAAGACCCAGCTAGTGCTACGGTCTCTATTACGGAACATGTCTTCAGTTTCATCTGGCTTGGTAAGATCTAAGTTAGCATGTCCTGCAGAGTATAGGCAATGATCAAAGTAGAACGCACCCTTATCTGGATTTAGATAGTTGAGACTTTCTACACCATTGGCTAAACTTGGTGGTATACGTGCAGGATCTACGTAGTTTCCATAGCGTTGTTTGCCTATGAACGTTGAGTAGAAACCTGACGTAGCTGGCAAGAAGTATGCATAATCGCTTTGCTGGGCAGTCAGGTTTTTATTCATTATTTGCTCTGTGCTGGTAAAATGTAGTTGTATTCAGCAAGACCTGAATCAACTGTGATTTGCATAGCACCTGCATCTGCAATACGCATGGTCTTGTCACCATCAAGTGCAAGAATTGCCATTACTTGGTTAACAGGCCACGACCATGTCTGCTTTAACTTGCCATCTACATTAGCATGGAACACAAATGATCCTGCGTGTGTACTTGCGTCACCAAAGAAGAACACTAGATTGCCACCTTCTGTTTTAACTTGAAAGGTTGTTTCTTCTGTGTGTGCCGCCGCTTGTAAACGCAAACGTTGGATGCTGGCTACTGCTGGCTCAAATTCAATATCCCAACTTGCGCCTTTAAATTTAACTGACTTTAGTTTTTCATTAATAATCTCACTATTCATGAAACGATAATCATTTCTAAAATCCTTAGCGGCATTTTCAAAATGCAGGCTAGTTGGAATTTCTACACCATTACGTTGTGAACGCACTACCTCAATGTTAGCACCTTCTTTGTATTCTGGATTCTTTAAGTGTAGTGCTAACTTGTCTAGGTTAGGCATACCAAACACGCCATCAAACTCATCAACTGCTTTGTGTGTTTTTGCAGTAACAATAACACTACGGTCTTCAGCCATAGATTCAATCACTGTGTCTTTATCGCCTGTAATTTTAACTAGTGGCAAAAAGCCTAAGCTGTGTGTATGTCCTACGAGGTCTTTTAAAATATCTTGCATAATAGTTCCTTTGTTGTATAGTATATAGGTTTTTGTCTTAGAAGTCAAATAATTTATTGAAAGTATTTGTCTGTTCGGTTGATCTGATATCCCAGTTTAGCACACCAATTAGGTTTTCTAACTTGTTATCAATAATCGTCTGTTCCATTTCTTCGTGATTAAATGGCAAATCCTTAAACCACTGGGGCAGTCTAAGCTCATCTACTGGATAGGCCACGCTAGTAAACCCCAGTGGATTATCTTTGAGCTTACAAACGATTACCTTAGCACCGTCAGTTACACTCATTGAATACTTGTCGTCCATCATACGCTTTAGAGTATTCCAGTTAAGACTTGCACGAACATGTCCGGGCATGTTAGTCTTACCTGCTTTCTCTTCCTTGCCGCGATATGCTGAAATATTGTTGGCACGTTTAGGGCTACCTTTTTCCCAACCTGGACGTATTTTAAAGTTAGTTCTAAACTCAGTAATAAAGTCCAGAACTTCTTGTTCAGTAGTACCAGTTAAGACTTTCTCCAGCACATCACTTAAGAAGTTCTGGATAAATTCTGGCGTATCACTACGTTTCAGATCCAAGCCCATGGCCTTGATCTTACCTGGCTTGCCTTCAATGTCTGTACGTTTTCCTTCTTTATCATAGTAAAGAACAGCATAACGTTTCTTAGTAATAAACAGGCCTTTAATAGCAACTAGTTCACGGCCTGCTTTAATAACCTCACCACGAGTTTTTGGACAGTGAAATGCATCCAACATAAACTGTGGGAATGTTTTGTTGACTTCCTCACCAATCTGATCGTAAAGTTGCACTACACTCTCTTTACTCCAGGCAATCTGTTTAGTATCAATCTCTTTCTTAAGAGTCTTATATGCACTAAAGTAACAACTGTCAGTATCACCATAGATAATAGATTTACCAGTGTGACTGTTTTCGCCTGTGATAATCTCGTTAACCTTACCTGCCATATGACGAGCAATAGCACGACCTGTTAGTGTAGTGCTTTGTCCAATACGCTTATCAAAAAAGCGACAACCAGGGTTAAGAATGGCACCGTACAAACTATTAAGGTTAATCTTTTTAACGAGCTGTCGTTTGTCCCAGTATTCTTCTTCAATCTTATTACCTGCTTTAATTGTTTCTTTAAGTTTGGCCTGCATCTCTTTACGTTCTGCATACCAACGCTTTAACAATCCAGGAATAATACCTTCTGTTTCGTATGAGAAGAGTGTGCCGTTAGCACTGAGTATAAAAGGTTGGTTACTGTCAAAGATTAGTTTGTACACTTCGGCAGCACTTAATATATCAACACTACCATCTTGCCAGTCAATGGTAATCTCTGTGCCAACTTCTTGATTCATTACAGCAGTGTATTCAATACTGCCAAACATACCTTCCCATGCACTTGCAAACGATTTGCCTTTGGCCACAAGATTATCAATATACTCTTGAGTCATTGTTTGACGCAACTGTCCAACAATAGTTTCCGGACCCATGTTCAATGCACGAATGGCTGACGGATACAAGGAGTTAATGTCCAGTGATCCAATCCAGTCATGAATACCTTCTTTGGGATAGGCAACATACGCACCAGCGGCTGAGTTATCTGCTTCTTCATCACGCACTGGGCGATTAGGAACTTGGAAACCACGCTTGTGAGCTTCGTTAATAATGGCCTGCTCAGTTACAGCAACCGCACCCATTGTGGTCTGTAGCAACACAGTACACTCATGTGCTAGTGTGTTAGACAAGTCTAAGAACTTTAGCTTCTTATCAAGTTTATCCAACAAGGCAGTATCTTGTCTGTTATAGATAACAAACTTACGGAAGTCATTGTTATACAACTGATCTAATGTGCCTTCATATACAGTCTTTGTCTCGCCTACTTCCATTTCTCCAATGGCATCTAGTCGATATGTGTGGCGTTCTTCATATGTGTACTTGCGATACAGTTCAAGACTGTCTAAGTGTACACGACCAACCAAGTCATAAGTAATAGCCTTTTTTCCATATTTTTCGTATTCACGTTTTTTAGGATATTGATCCCACAAGCATAATCTGCGTGTGTCGTCTTTGCTCAACACTTTAGTAATGCGGTTAACAGTATAGGGCATATCAAAGCCCTCACTGTTCCAACCACTTAGTACATCTGCATCTTGGATTAAGTTTAAAAAAGTATCTAATAGGTCTGCTTCGTTGTCAAAGATGTGTGTATTAGGCAAGTCTTTAACAAGTTCTTCTGCTTCAGCTACACTCATCTTCTTAGGAGGGATAGCTAAACAGACCAGGGTGTCTATCCATTGCAGGTGAACGGCAATCGCAGTAATTGGCATGAACGCATCTTCTGGACTTGCATAGCCACGTTCTGGATCAAAGTCCACTTCAATATCCCAAAAAGCTACGTTGAGCTTTGGAGTTTCTGCGTTTAGGTAGTTTTCACTAAGTGTTGAAAAGATTGGATTAATATCTGCTTCATACAACTTTTTGTTATTATGAATAGATAGTTCTTTACGGAAGTCTTTTGAGTTTCTACAAACAACCCTGCTTAACGGTTCTCCATATATACTTTGGAATTTACCTTTAGGGTCTGTGTGATAAAACGTGTAGCGTACTGGAAACTCTTTGAATACTCGTTTTCCCTCTGTACTACGTTCTACAATTTTTACGATATCAGCGTCACGCTGAAAGAATGCGTCTACATACAAATTAATTTCTCCTATGCAATTTACGGCTTGCAAATACCAACATACGGATTATGGCCCGCCTACCCTTCTATTACATATTTATAAGTCTAACGTAGCCTATTAGATCAATAGTGACTAATAGTAAGTAGTTAGCAACCATGCCTGTACTTTTACGTGTCCAAGCAGCCCATCCAAATATTGCACACTGTGTAATAAAGATTGGATAGAGATAAAAGAACAATGGATCAGTGGCCGCTGCCGCCAATGTAAGCGAACAGCCAAGACTCATCAACCATGCTGTGATTTCTAAAGTAAAACGAGTAGGCCATTCATTATAATCATTTTTGGCCCAACGATATATACCTCTGATAAAATCCATTACTCTGGTAACCTATTGGTTACGCCCAAAATCATTTCAATATCATTCCACGCTTGTTCGTGTTCTTTCCAATTGTCTTTATGTGCAATTACAATTGCCTTGTTAATAATACTTGGTTTGACTTCCAATTCTTCAGCTACAGCCTTAACCGTTTCTTTGAGTCCTTCTTTTAAATCTTCAATTTCACGTAAAACGGTACTGCCCTCGTTGATTAAACGTTCTAATTTGGCTTTTTCTTCTGGCCCATACATGCGTGTACTCATTGACAATCCTTTAAATTTATTGTATAATAATAACATACTTAGCTACACAGAGCAACACATATGAAAAAATCTTTGTTAATTAGTTTGTTAATTTGTTCAAACGCTTCTGCCCAATGGTTCAATCCTGATGCCGCGTTTAGTACAAAAGACAATGCACATGAGACTATGCTTATATCATGGAAAACTGTTGATAACGTGCAAAAGGTTTGCCAGGATGAGTATAAAAGTCGCGGCCATGGTGCATTTAACTATAAAGTAGATGCTTGTGCATTTTGGAACTTTGCCACTAGAACATGTACTATCTATACAAAGAAGAATCCCACATTACACGATGTAGGACATGAAATAAGACATTGTTACCAAGGTAACTATCATTAAAAAAGCGCCCCTGGGGCGCTTTTTATTTGAGTTGATTTAATTTATTTCCACCCTGGCTCTTTTTCGCTACCTGCGTCTGCATTAGCGGCTTGCTGGCCAATTGTACGTTTATCATCTTTCGCTCCATTATTAATAGCATTGATAATACCGTTGTATCGTTTCATCAATTCAATATCTGCTGGATCTTGACTGTTTTCTAATTCAGCTGCCATTGCATTTAATGCATCTACATCTGCCTTGTCTGGACCTGCATTTGGAGTTTGTGCCGGAGCCGCAGGAGTTACTGCTGGCTTAACTGTTGGCTTATCAGTTGGATTAGTAGCACCACCTCCGCCTAGTGCAGCCATTGCACCTGCGCCAACAGCAGCACCAGCACCAACTTTTGCAGTTGTGTTTAGAGCCTTGCCAGTCTTGGCACCAATGTTTGATGCTTTATTGACAACTTGTCCTTTGGTAGCACCTCTAGTAGACATACCAGCAACTTTAGCATATTCAGGATTTGTAAAACCTGTTTTAACAGCACTGCCAAAGTTTTTAATGCCGGCCCCAATTCCACCTAATGAAATTTCGTCAACTTGTTGACTTGATTCTATTTGAGCTAGACGATTTCTTAGCTCTGCAATTTTTTGTGTTTCTGACATAGCAGTTCCTTTAGTTTTTTGAGCATTTAATGCTGCTTGTGTTTTTGGTCCTAGTACACCGTCTGGTGTTAGACCGTTAGCTTTCTGAAAAGCCATAATTTGATCTTTAGTCATAGCAGGAGCAGCATTTGGTTTAGCCTGTGCTACTGCAGGTTGTGCTGTTGCATCTTTTGCCACAGCTGCCGCAATCTCATCTTCTCCTGGCATGTAACTACCAGTACGTTGTTTGTCACGTAGTGCTTGAGCACCTGCAATACCTATACTGGCAGCAGTGCCAACGCCTGGTATTAGACTAGCTGCACCACCTAGTGCTGATAATCCAGCGCCTGCCCAATCACCTTGTTTAGCACGACCGTAGGCATCATATGCACCTAAGGCAGCACCAACACCTGGGATGAATCTTCCAATGCCTTTGCTTGCTGCTGCCGCCGGAGCAGCAACCGCAGCTTCGTTTAGAATCTC